GTATGCTCGGATTTGCAGGGATGAGATGATCAAACATGGTGTCCGACCGAGCCACATGGCACACCTTTGCCCCCTCGCGGTGGCAGCGTGTTTTGTTCCGCTAGATGCGGACATTCTCGCTGAGTCTCTCGGCAGGTGCGACATGATGAAGGAGCGCGCGGCGCTCCTTCGTTGTGGTAGCACCAGCTAGGGGGGCCTACTCAGCACCAGCGGGTTCACCACTCCCACTTGGAGAGGTGAACCGGAGGGGATGCTGGTGCAGAGAGGACCCCCCCTCTCCAAGCCTCGTAAATTGTACCGGTTTACGGGGATGGGAACTCATATCCGGTACGGAGTGCACGATCACTCCTTGGGCAATGTTCGGCGAGGATTGGTGGAGCGCGTGTATATGGTGGAAAAGAATGGTCAACTCGAGCTCACACCAAAGCCCATCCTCGGTGCGTTTAACCAACTGTCCCGGTTTCGCAGGTCGCTTCTTAAAGTTCTCCCCAGGACCACCCGCATGACACCCCAAGAGTTCTTGGGGTTCTATGCGGGTCGCAAGAGAGAGCGTTATGAAGAGGCTGTGAGGTCGTTAGAGGTACAGCCTGTAAAGGCTAAGGACGCTTGGCTTTCAACGTTCGTGAAGGCGGAAAAACTCAACATTACCGCAAAGCCCGACCCAGCTCCACGCGTCATTCAGCCTAGAACTCCTAGGTACAATGTGGAGGTGGGACGCTATCTTAGGCACTCGGAGGAGTTGTTGTTCAAGGGGATCAACAAAGTGTATGGGGGCCGTACTATCTTCAAGGGTCTCAATGCCGATGAGGCTGGGGAGGAGTTTCACGCCATGTGGAATTCCTTTCGCGATCCTATAGGGATTGGTATGGATGCTTCCAGATTTGATCAACACATATCGAAGGAGGCACTGGAGTTTGAGCACAGTGTGTGGTTGGAGATGTTTCCCGCCACACAACGAGCTGAATTGCGGCGCCTCCTATCTTGGCAAATCAACAACAAAGGGTTAGCACGGTGCCCTGACGGTGAAATCCGTTACAGAGTTGAGGGATGCAGAATGTCTGGCGACATGAACACCTCAAGCGGCAATTGTCTGATAATGTGCGCCACAGTTCACAACTGGTGCACAAAACGAAGGGTTCGCCACTTCAGGTTGGCAAACAATGGCGACGATTGCATGCTTGTGGTTGAGCGAAAGGATGAAGCTCGAGTCCGAACTGGGCTCATTGAGTACTACAGGGAGTTGGGGTTCACAATGAAGGTGGAACCAACTGTAGATGTTCTCGAGCACCTTGAGTTCTGCCAGACACGACCTGTGCTGGTTGCGGGCTCATACCGCATGGTACGCAACCTGCATCAGTCTATGTCTAAGGATCTTCATTGCCTTACTGACATAGCTGATGCCCGTAATGCTCTGAAATGGATATCTGCCGTAGGGGAGGGTGGGCGCATTAACAATGATGGAGTTCCTGTTCTGCACAGGTTCTACCAACAATTCCCCACCTGCTCAGATACTGTACATGCGCGCAGCGACCTGGCGTACGCCATGGAGTCATGGAAATACAAAATGCAGCGCAAGGACAAGTACACCGGCCTGGGCCCCTCTGAGGAGTCACGGTTCTCCTTTTGGTTGGCTTTTGGGCTGACACCAGATGAGCAGATTGCCCTCGAGAACGACTTCACCCCTCTTTCTATGGCTCCAATCATAGAGCAGATTGAAGAGCGGGTGTCACTCGTTTCCTACTCGAGGGCATGAAATCTAACCAAAATGGAAAACCAAGAACAGCAGTACGTGGAGCCGAGGCAAGGAAGATCGGTGGACAGACAGGAGGGGGGTGGGTATAAAGGGGTAGCTAGGCAAGCAGTGGTCAAGGAAGCTGAGGTTAAAACAGCGGCAGGGCCTGCCGTCTCAATGACCGTCGTGGGTGAAAGAGTTGAATTCACCCAGCACTTCCATTTCTAGCATGTGTAGCTGTTGCCAGCAAGCCAGTGGTCTGCCACTCTTAGGGTGGTGGATCATCACCATTGTGCTCATTGCAGTCATTGGTGCTTTGTCCATGCCCCCTCCTGAAAGCCTTAACCAAGTTTTCACACACGATCATTCCAAAATTCAGTACATCACCATTGGTGGTGCAACGCAAGCTCCTAAATACTCCACAAATTGAATGACGAAATCAAAGACCTCAACCACGGCTCCTTCCCGGAAAATTCCAATCAACGGGGGAGTGGCCAAACGGAAGCGACGCAACAAGATGCCTATCTTGCGGTCCCTTGCTATTACTGCTCCAAGCGCTGGGGGTAGCATCATTTCCCGTACAAACGGGATACCAGCTATCTCTCAGCGTGGAGTGGTGACCAGGGTGTGTAACACTGAATTGCTCTTTAGTCCCTTTCTGGGGGCCTTAGGAGCTTTCGTGTTTAACAAATCCTCGTTGATACCAGCCAATTTCACTTGGCTCAACGGGATTGCCACAAATTTCTCTAAGCATCGCTGGGTGCGGGTGTGGTTCATATACGTGCCGGTTGTTCCGACCACTACGGCTGGAAGGTTCGCAATGGCGTTCTCATACGACATTGGGGATGCTGACGCCACTAGCGTGCAGGAGATACAGATGACAGCCAACTCAGTCACAACCCCAGTTTGGGGTGGATTTGAGGGATCCTGTCTGCTCCATGATACAGCTAGGAGGCCTGATCAAGTTCCAGGTGCAGTGGTGGTCCAAGTTGACACGAATAGACAAGACAAGCTGTGGTATAAGTACATCAACCTCACAGACTACGGGACGATTGGTCTCGATGATCGCAATCAGTATGGCCCCGGACAATTATGGATGGGATCATCAGGTGGTGTGGCTGGTGCAACAGGCGACGTCTTTGTCTCATATGAGATCGATCTCATAGAACCCATCCCTGGGGCACGCAACTAAGGTTGCAACTGCGTTCAGTCCATGCAGTATAAAATTGGACCTCCTTGGCGTGAGACACCAAGGAGTTTGTACCTCTGGTATACCTAATCACCTCATGTGGACATGAAGAGATGCATCCTGGGAAACAGGTTTAACGGGCTAAGCTGGTAACTTGGCCGACGTATGACTCTTCTGTGCCTCGGTAGGCTTTGTCGGTATACATCCCACTACGGCCCTGTGTGACAACACAGGGGGGTCCGGGAGTGGTTTCCTCTCAAC